AGCAAGGTCTCCCAAGCTACCTTTGGTATTCTTACTCACTATCCTTTCTCTAGATTCTAGGTATAAAGTTTGGATGGTCTTAACGGTTAACCACTGTGAAAACAGTGTTTTATTAACCTTTTTAGCCCATTTAATCTTAATACCTGGGAAGAGTGATTTTACGTAACCTGTAATAGCGTTACCTAATAGTCCTTTCCCTTGAAGAACCTGGAGAAGAGATAATACTAAGTTAATGGTAGGTTTAAACTTCCTAAATCTAGGACGTTTCCACCTTAGAACATTAACAAAGTAACTCTCTAAGACTGACATCAAATCTGCGCCCCAACGTTTATAGGACAACTCATGAAAAATGATTCCGACACTAGTAATAGTTTCGGACCGTCTTTCATAGAGTGCCGATAAAGGGAAGGGAGATACATTTTCACCATGGAGTCGAATTTGTTTTGCAAATTCGAACCCATATAGTGATTCATGTGTCTTAGAGTGTTGAATCTCAACACCCCACTCAGTAAGAAGCTTTTTATAGTTATTGGCGAGAATGTTGTTAGCGATAACAACATCATCTCCAAGTAACATATATCTAGCCCTCTTCCATCTTAAGTTAGACATTTTACATGCCTTCCATATGATGAAGTGGTGTGCTAATGCAGTGGAATTGAAAGATGAATAAAGACCCATCGGAGTACCAGTGTTATACCTTACGGGATAACCCTTGTAGTCAAATGGAGTATCTACCATTAATCTTTTCCAAGCATCAGCATATTCTTCCCCAAACCAAACCTTAAATATCCTATGATTAATTACAATAGGGAACCTATCAGTAAAGGCCTTAAGGTCTATACTATGATAGTAATTCTCTATTGAACTAGTCAAAGAATAGAAAAGTTTAGTTTGGTCTGATGTGCAGTCCTGGTGAATATTATTGAGGATACGATAGAGGAAATTATGCAAAGGCAGCAATGCTGACTGTGTATAATAATCTCCTATCGCAACCTCTCTGATTTTTCCTTCTTTATCGCAGATTTTCGCTATTCGACGAGTAACCGGCACCCTAGTGATAGGGTTACGGGAATCGAAGAATTGAGGAATTCTACGGTAAAGGAAAGAGAACTTAAGTATTAGTTCGCTTAACTTTTCACCACCTAGAGTTTTAATATCCTCTAGTTGTTGTTTAGTTAAGGCGAATATATCTTTAAAGGAGGTCCAAAGGGCATGCCCATTGGGACCACTCTTTGAAGACATATGAAACTCCTTAAATCTCAACGATTTAGGTGGTTTCCCTATATACTTAAGATTCACTCCCAAATCCTTGAGGAATGATTTGATATCTGAATCCAATGATAAGGGATTACCGACATAGTCGGGCCCTTTCTCAATGGTTTCTATAGATATCTCATCATCCGTTCGGATCGATCTAGTTATATACAAAGAACTAAAGACTAGCCTTATAAAAGGGTAGCTTTTGCTTCTCTGGATATAATTAACCGGTCCCATCAAGATTTTGGGTAACCATGACTGGTCCCCTCGCTCAAAGTTCACTGGGTCCA